CAGACGTATCACCAATGGCAAACTGACGCCCTCGCAGCAGCAGCGACTAACAGAGCCCTTGAAGGTGATGACGCTTCATTCGCAACATTAGCATCAACAACAGTATTAGGTAACTATACTCAAATCTCACGTAAGACAGTTCAAATTTCAAACACTTATGACGTAGTTAAAAAATATGGTCGTAAGTCTGAAGTTGCTTACCAACTTATGAAAGCTGGTAAAGAAATGAAACGTGACATGGAGTATGCAATCGTACGTAACCAAGCATCTTCAGCAGGCGGTGCAGCAACAGCTCGTTCATCTGCAGGTATTGAGTCTTGGATTGTAAATAGAGTATTAGCTACAGGTTCTACATCTGGTACAACTCCTGGTTTCTCAGGCGGTACAGTTGCAGCTCCTACAGACGGTACTTCAGTAACATTCATTGAAGCAGATTTAAAGTCAGCTTTACAATTAGCTTGGACAGACGGTGGCGAGCCATCATTAATCCTTATGTCAGCAACTAACAAGTCACGTTTCTCTGGCTTTAGCGGTATTGCTACTAAGTTCAACAATGTTCAAGGTACAACACAAGCTACAATTACTGGTGCAGCAGACGTTTACGTTTCTGACTTTGGTAATCATACTGTGAAACTTGACCGTTTCATGCGTGACCAAGCAGTTCTATGTGTTGACCCAGGTTATGTTGGTTTAGCTTCACTCAGACCTTTAAGCAAAGAAGAACTTGCTAAGACTGGTGACGCAACAAACTGGCTATTAACAGCAGAATATGCTTTAGTAGTTCAAAACCCTGACGCACATGCAAAAGTGCAAAACGTAGGTGCTTAGTAATTAGATGTGATATAATGGAGGGAGTTAATTCTCCCTCTGTTGTATTTATACTATGCCAATATTATTTGACCACAATAGCGTAACAGGTGTAAGTCAGTACTTTGACTATGACCCTGCTAAAGATACATACTACCTAACTTCTACTCAAGATTTGAGTGGCATGTTAGACAAGATTAAACAGTCCAGAGATAACCCTGAAATTTGGAATAAAGGTGTTAAAGAAGAATGGGCACACTTTGCTAGTATTCCACCTGTAGTGGAAATGCAGCTAAAGCAAAAGGGTATAGACATGTATAACCCTAACCAAACAAAAGAGTTAATGAAAGAAATAAACGAAAACTATCCATACTTGAAACTAACTACAAAACGTGGATAAAGACGAATTAAAGAAAGTACAGTTAGCAATACACGACCTCATACAAAAAGAAGAGTATGACGTAGCAATGCCTATCATTAACGAAGTGTTAATGGTTTATCCTAATGATGCAGCTACATTACATTTTTTAGGTTATATCTGGTTAATGGGTGACAAACCTGCATTTGCTTATCAATATTTCCGTAGAGCATTACAAGAACAACCAGGCAATAAAGCATTATGGACTTCTCTAGGTCGTGCATGTCATGAAATGGATATGTTTGATGATGCTATTAAATACTTCTTAAAGTCAGCAGAATTAGACCCTAGCTATGCACTAGCTTATGCTAACGCTTCAGCTTCACTTGTTCAGATGTCAAGATGGGATGATGCAGAGAAGTCTGCAAAGATGGCTCTAGAATGCAATCCTAACGAACTACACGCACAATTAAACCTAGCTCATAGTTACCTTGCTAAAGGTGAATGGGTTAAAGGTTGGGAAGAATGGAACAAGTCACTAGGTGGTAAGTTCCGTAAAGAATTATCTTATGGTGATGAAGTAAGATGGGATGGCTCATCTGGTAAAGACTTAGTTATCTATGGTGAACAAGGTTTAGGTGATGAGATATTTTACGCATCATGTATACCAGATGCTATTGCTATTAGTAAGAAAGTCTACATAGACTGTGATGAAAGATTAGAAACATTATTTAAACGTAGCTTCCCTAATGCAGAAGTGCATGGGACACGTAAAGCAAAAGAAGTGGAGTGGATAAATGACGCTACAATTGATGCAAGATGTGCTATTGGTGGCTTACCCCAGTTTTTCAGACCAACGAGTCAATCTTTTCCTGGGACTCCTTTTCTAGTACCTGATAAAGATAAAGTTGAAATGTGGAAATCCATGTTTAAACCTTGGGGTAAACAAGTCATAGGCATTACTACTAAAGGCGGTACGTTTAGAACTAACGCTAAAGGTAGACAACTTACAGAAGAAGACTTACAACCACTACTTAAACGCAAAGATATACAGTTAGTTAGCTTAGATTATAGCGTAGAAAACAAAATTGAAGGTGTTAAGTATTTAGAATTAGCATCTGACGCAAAAGATTATGATGATACAGCAGCTCTCATAGGAGCTTGCGATATGGTTATAGGGGTCAATACTACAGCTTTACATTGTAGTGCTGCTATGGGCGTTAAAACATGGTGCTTGGTACCTAAATATCACCAATGGAGATATGCTCAAGTAAGTATGCCTTGGTATAGACACATGAGGCTTATTTACCAAGATGATAGAACATGGAAAGAAGTCATTGAACAGCTTAATCTCTAACGAATATAGAGACATGCAGACAAAACTGCATGAAAACCCTGACTATGGGATAGCTAGTACATTCTTTGCACCAATTGTTGATGATGTTATACAAAGTTTTGGTATTACAAGCCTATTAGACTACGGTGCAGGTAAATGTAGACTAAAAAGCAGTATTAAGTCAGAAGTAATTTACACTCCTTATGAACCTAGTAACCCATTATGGAGTCAAACACCAGAACCAAACGAATTTGTTACATGTATAGACGTTCTTGAACACATAGAACCTGAATTACTAGATAACGTGCTAGATGATTTAAAAAGAGTAGTAAATAAATACGGACTATTTACAATACATACTGGTCCAGCAATGAAAATATTACCAGACGGTAGAAACGCACATCTTATACAACAACCTTTAGAGTGGTGGAATAAACATCTCAGCACTCGCTTTACTATTACTAAACAAGTAAAGATAGATAACGGTTGTATCGTGTTAGTTAAAAAACAATAAGGATTACGAATGGCATTTACAAACTATACTACCTTTGTATCAACGGTAGAAAGCTATCTAGCTAGAACAGACTTAACAACTGTTATCCCTGACTTTGTTCAAATGGCACAGTTAAGAATGAGTCGTGACTTAAGAACAGAAGCTATGTTAAAGGTTGCAACTACTACACCTTCTGATAACAAGGTAGCGTTCCCTAGTGATTTCTTAGAGTTAAGAGAGATGCACTTTCAAGGTAACCCACCTATTATCTTAGAGTTTCAATCACCTGACTTGTTCTTCCGTAATGGTCAAACATCATTATCAGGTCGTTCACATTACTTTACAATGTTAGGCACAGAGTTCCAATTTGCACCTAGCCAAAACTCTGATTACACTATTCAAATTTTATACTATGCTCAACCTACATTTATCTCTAGCACAACTTCTAGTAACTTGTTTTTAGCATACTATCCAGACGCTTTACTTTACGCAACATTAGCAGAAGCAGAACCTTATTTAATGAATGACCCTAGAGTAGCTACATGGTCAGCATTATATGATAGAGCAATTGCTAATATCAAAACAAGTGACTTAGGTCAAACATACGCATATACAACACTAAACGTAACACCACGATAAGGAAAATATTATGGCAGAAATGAGTAATTTTTTAGAGAATGCACTTATTAATGCAACTCTACGTAACACAACATATACATCTGTAGCAACAGTATACGTATCACTATGGACTTCAGACCCTACAGACGCAGGTAGTGGCACAGAAGTATCTGGTGGCTCATACGCTAGAACTGCAGTTACATTTGCTGCACCTTCTAACGGTGTAACTACTAACTCTGCTGACGTTACATTCCCAACAGCAACAGCTTCATGGGGTGTAGTAGGCTGGATTGGTATTAATGATGCTTTAACAACAGGCAACTTACTTTACCATTCACCTTTGGATACATCTAAAACAATTGACTCTGGTGACATCTTTAAGATTTCAACAGGCAACCTTTCAGTTACATTAGCTTAAGGATAAGTCATGGCGTTAGTCGTCAAGGATAGAGTCCAAGAGACTTCTACTACTACAGGCACAGGCACTATTACGCTTGCTGGTGCAGTATCTGGCTTCCAATCATTCTCTGTTATCGGTAATGCTAATACTACTTACTATGCTATCGTAGGTGGCACACAATGGGAAGTAGGTCTAGGTACATATACATCTTCAGGCACTACTTTGTCTCGTGATACTGTATTAGCATCTAGTACAGGTTCTAAACTAGACTTGGCTGCAGGTACTAAAAACGTATTTGTTACTTATCCTGCTGCTGAAGCAGTATATCAAGATGAAACTAACACAGCTTATGCACCACAGTTTGCTGCATCTAACGGACTTAATGTTAATAACGGAACTATAGGTACATCTTACACATTCCCA